TTCCTCAGTCGAAATAAGAGCAAACATAAAGTCCACAGTAGCAGGCAAGCCAAAAGATTCAGAAGTGTCAGTAAGATCCACATCGGTATTGTCATAGCCACCTCGAGTTGTTTGCGTCGCAGAAAGGACGGGTACATTATATTCTACAGCAAGACCACGAAGTTCTTCTGCAATAGATTTAATATAGGTATAAGAATTAACTCCTGCTCCATGCTTCATACGAGATGAAGAACAGATATTTAAGTAATCAATAATAATTGCATCTGGTTTAAAGTTACGCTTCATCTTTAACTCTTCAAGCAAAGCTTTAAAGTGTCCAGCATGAGCAGCAGCTGTTGGGTATTCTTTTACAATTAGCTTACCCGTAGTCTTCTTAATAACTTTACCAACACGTGTTTCATAGATATCTTTATCAACTTTACTTAATTCTTCCATAGTCATATTAAGTAAGTTTGCATCGATACGTTCTGCAATACGTTCTTCTGCCATTTCCATAGTGATATACAGAACGTTCTTACCTTGCATAAGAACTGATGACGCATAATGACACATGAATAATGACTTACCGACACCGGTGCCGGCAAGAATCATGTTTAGAGTTTTACGTGGTAGACCACCTTTAGTGATCTTATTGAATAGCTCTAGATCAAATGAAAGCTTTTCTTCTTTACGATTGTAGAACTCGTATCGATCAGCAAAGTCTTCAAGATAATCGTGGCCGATTGAACTATCGAATGATACAGCTAGTGCATCTGATAGCATTGATGGAATTGCATCTTCAGTGAGTTGTTTATTCTTGCCTTCAATGATCTCAAATGATTCAACAATTGCATTATAAACTGCTTGCTTTTTACAGAATGATTCTGTATTTTTAAGCAACCATTCGTCATTGTCTGTTTTATAAACTAACTCGTTGATGTATTTTTCAATGCCATCAATTTGATCCCGATGTAGTTTACGATTTCCAATTTGTATTGCAAGAATTTCTAGTGATGCTGGTTTGTTGTATTCAGTAAAGAACTTAAGTAGTTCTTCAGATACAATACGCTCATATTGATCTGTAAAGTATTCCGTCTTTATGAACGGGACTACTTTACGACAATACTCCTCGTTGTGTATCAGATTGGAAAGGATAGTCTTCTCTATTCTGCTCATCAATAAATCCTAAGTTGTCTCGCTCAAGTCCATAAAAAACTAATTCCACAAGAAAGTCTCCTAGCTCATTCTCAAATTGAGAAGTGCTATAACCTTCTTTATCTTCAGGAACATCATGCACAAAGTATTCAAATGCTACTTTTAACTTATCGTTTGCTTCATCTTCTGAAAACTTCACATCAGTATAAGAAAATATAATTCCAGCAAATGGGCCTGTTAGCAGAGTGAGAGCATGAAGATCTCCCTCTGCTGTGTTAGTACCTAAAACTTTATGCGGTCTTAACGGTGTCGTCTTCATATGCTTCCATTTGATCTAGAATTTCGTCATCTTTAATAATTGAACCGTGGGCAAGGGCGTATTTATCTTGGACAAATGCATTAAATGATTTTGAAGCAACGATAGACATCCAAAAATCTTTAGTGTCTGTATCTTTAATACGATACTTCTTATCTTCAACTTCACCGGTTTCTTTGTCTACTTTCGAATACCAACCATTGCTAGGCTTGATAACGTGTCCGGATTCAATAGCAATATCGAGTAAGCCAGACCACTTGCTAATCCCGCCATCAAAAGATACAGAGACAGGTATTTTAGATTTTTCTTTAACATAACGTGATTTTTCTACATTGATAATGTAATGATAGCCAACAATTTCAGTTCCTTCTTTATCTTGCTGGCGGCCAAGAATAAAGATGTTGTCTGCAGAGTAATAAGGACCTGTTCCACCAGAAACAATAGCTTTTGGAAACATTCCTTGTTCCATGTAAGTATGATTAACTACTACCATTGGAATATCTTTAATATTCAAGTGCGGTGTTACCATACGGAACAAACTTTTAATTTGTTTTGCTCGACTCATATCTGCAACAGATTTACCTTCAAGCGCATCATCAACTTCTTTCTTAGAAGCAAGGTTGCCAATAGAATCAATGACAATCATAATACGATCACCACGCTCAATGCCATTCATCTGTTGCATTATGTCGAACTTGAGTTGTTCAAGATCTGTAATAGGAGTATGGAGCACGCGCTCTGTGTCAATACCAAAACTATCAAAATAAGATTGCGGAGTGCCGAACTCAGAATCGTAGAATAGGAGTGCTGCATCTGGATATTTGTCTAGATAAGAACGTGCCATCAATAAACTGAAAGCAGTTTTAAAGTGTTTAGAAGGACCAGCCCACATTGTAAGGCCAGGAGTTAGACCACCATCAAGACGACCGCTTAGTGCGACGTTGATAACTGGGATTGACGTTGGAATCATGTCCTTCTTGACGAAGAACTTCGATTGCGCAAGGATTGCGGATTCTTTAATCGTAGTATTTTTTTTAATTTTGTCTAGTATGCTCATATATTTCCTTATTAAACGTAGTGTAGATATGTTGATAGTATGTATTTTGAATTACTGATCGGCTTCTTGCCTCGGTGAGGCCACATCCACATAGGAGGGAATACTACTATTCTACCACATTTTGGTTCGACAGTAAACCCTGAATCTGATTCAAATTCAGTTTCACCGCCTTCCGTAACGTCGTTCAAATAGCAGAACATTACAAGAAATCGTTCAGCTGAGTATTTATCACCTACATCAACATGCCAACCAAATTGATCGTAATCATTTGCTTCATACTTCTTCATTCGTCCATCTTCAAAAGAATATTGAGGAGGATAAAAAGAATTTTTCACTACACTCTTATAGTGCTTATAGACTTCATCTACTCGAGAATAATAAGGATCGATGAAGTCTTTAAAAACTGGTTCCATACGAATGTTTACTTCTACGAAACTTCTATAATCTCGTTCCCAAGTGTATTCTGACTTTCGCATGTATTCAGAATTTTCTAAACCATCGTATGCTTTAATTAAACTATTACAAAATTCAGGTTCAAATACATCATCGTATACACGAACATAATGAGCTAAATTGTTCATCCAAAAAAGTCCTCTAGGGAAGCTTCCTCTTCTGCTTTCCAACCAATAGATGTTAGAATAATTTTAGCAGGATCGAGGAATGATTTTTCAAATTGCGTATCATTGTCTACAAATTTATGAAGACCGAATTCAGGAGGTAAAACTTGACTGAAAGCGATAACATCTTCACGCATAGGATTTCGAGGATTCAAGTAAATATACTTGATCTTTTCACCTTCCTTGATAACTTCGTATTTGTTTTCAAGTCCGTGTTGTTTCAATAGGTGATTGTAAAGAAGCGATGCTCTAGAATTTATAGGCGTGCCTTTTTTGTATATGAGTTTTGAATCTGAATATTGCTTGAGCGAGGATACCCCACGTGGGAATGCTTTTTCTTGGACGGGTAGACTGTCAAAGGTATTCTTAAACTCTCGTATAAACGATTGAGTTTCAAGCTCAGTACCGTTAATGAGAATCTGGAAGAGTTCTTCCATAGCTTTTCTACACGCCGCAGGAGTAGACGATTTGATCGCCTCGATGCCCATAACTTTGAGCTTTGGTTTTGCATAACGAACTCCTTCATTATCAAATACATTAAGAATGTAACGCTTCTTTGCAGTCCAAATGCCACGGTTAGCGATACCTTCTCGCTTCATACTAATACGTTGTTTATAAACGTTTAGGTTTTCTCCTAGTTCTTTGAACGCTTTGTCGAGGACTTCTGTTTCAATTCTTTTGCAAGCTTTATCGAGGAAGTCGACTTTCTTAGTATTATCATCACCACGAATAACGGCGTCAACGAGAGAAGAAAGACCAACGTAGACAGAATCAGTATCAATAGCAATGACATAATCTTTTTGCGTTTTGAGTGTCTTGTTTAAATACTCGTTTACATGTTTCTCGGCCCACTTAATAATAAGTTGACCTGAAATAGTAATACCTTCAGCGATTTCCATCGTGAAGTACCTAAAGTATTTATTGCCAAGAGCACCATAAAGCGAATTCAAAAGAATCTTAATTGACAATTGTTGGTTTTCAAAGTGTGCAATATCACGTTCAATACGATATACTTCAGCTTTGTTATTTTTATCGCATACTTCAAGTTCTTTCTTAGACTCAATCATTTTCTTCTTAATGATCGTGCGTTCATCATACATTTCTTCAATGATCTTTGGCATGAATCCTTGCTTCTTTCGAGAGAAGTATTGGCCAGTTGCAGCCATAGCCATATCAGTATCATTAGTTAAACCGGCCAAACATTTATCTACTGTAACGCCAGGTTGAATCTTTCCTTTAAGGATAGTTTCAGGCGACATGTTCCATTGAACAATGATGTTAGGATAAAGTGAATTGACGTCAAAAGAACATACCCAATCGTGTATTCCACACTGAGGATCTTTTACATAGCCACCTTCATAGTCAGACTTAAAGCTTTCTTTGTTAGGTGGCACAATAATGTTCTGTGCCATTAGAGTTCTATGAATAAATGAATCCCATATAGCTACAGTACCCATCGTATCAGCATAGTTAACACCAGCTTTATAAGCCATAGTCATTGTTAACGTAATCATTGCAATCTTATCTTCCATGCGGTCAACAAGATCTACGTCTTTAATATTATAATCAATGAACTTTTGGTGATCTGTTTGATATAACGAATAGAGTGTACCATCATATGCTAGCTTACGCTCACCAAGAACTACTTGTGCAATATGATCAAGACGATATGATTCCTGTGGACCGAATGAGTAACCAAACTTCATGAATAGATCCATGTAATCTAGTTGAGCTACTCCACTGATGTCATAGATTTGCACTTGGCCTTTACGCATAGTGACCATCTTTTCTTCAACCATACCCCAAGGAGATAACTTCTTGGCTTCATCTGTACCTAATAATCTATTGATACGATTAACGAGATATGGAATATCGAATGCACGAATATTCCAACCAGTCACTGCATCTGGGCCAGTGATATCATCATTCCAAAAATCAATGAAACACTTTAGCAAATGAATTTCATCTACACACTTAGTGTAACGAACTTGAGAAGTTTTTATAATAGACTTCTCAACATCGTAATCGCCAAGCGCCCAAACGAAAAATGTATCAAGGACGCTATCCTTAATACAAATGGCTGTTACTACATGTAGTGCTTTATCTGGTTCTGGGAATCCAGCATCAGAAGCAACTTCAATATCAATGTTATGAACA